CACCCATCCCTATCGCATACGAAGGCGTCCCTTTCGTTAAGCCTACCAATGGCCCCTATCTAGAAATCTTGTTCCTAGATAGCGCGTCAATGAATGCCACGGTGGATGCTTCTCGTATCAGGAAGTATGGCACCTTTCAAATCAACTGCTACGTGCTGGACGGTAAGGGTATGAAGGAGCTAGAAGCCCTCACAGAAGACATCATAGCACTGTTCCCTGTGAATGACAAGGAACTTTACACAACTTTCTCGGTAGAGTCTCCTCCGAATGCCAGCCCTGCTATGCAGGATGCTAAGTTTAGGATGGCTGCTGTGAGGGTGAAATATAGGCAAGAAATTTAAACAATTCTAAAGGAATTTAAATGGCAAATCTTACCAACACTTCTAAAAGTGTCAATGGTGTGGTTGCTCCGACGAAGATTACCGTTGGTACTTCTGGCGACACTCTCACATACACTCCCGGTGCTGCACAAGAGCTCGTTCTGTACAACACTTCCGCATCGTCGGTGAACGTCACTATCACTGGTAGTACGGCATCGACTGTGAAAATCCCCGGTGCTGGTTCGGCTACGTATAACGTTGCAAGCGGGTTGGTTGTTCCAGTCGCTGCAAATAGTTTTGCGTTTGTGCCGATGGATGCTCACACTGCATTCTTCTCCGGTACTGTTTCGATTGTTGCTGCGACAGGCGCTGTTGTGCAAGCCTGCATTTTGGCTTAAGGATAAATAATGGCTGTAATTACTCAAACTTCTGTCAGTGGTGCTACGGCACCTGTGGCTGTCACTACTACAGTTCTTAGTGCATCGGATACGCTGGTGTACGTTGCAGGCTCTAATCAAGTGTTGGAGCTTACGAACGATACAGCAGGCACTCTTACCGCAAATATCGATGGCAGCGGCTCTACAACCCTGTTTGTTACTGGTCTTGGTCAGACTGTTGATGTCAGCGCTGGCTATAACATTTCTCTGGCTGCTGGTCAGACAAAACAAGTTCGACTCGACGCTATCAGCGCATGGCTGCTTGGCACGGTCACTATTACTGGAGCATCGGGTGTAAAAGCTCGGCTTTGGGTTTAATTTTTAAATATTAAAGGAAATACAAATGGCTGGCTCGAAAGCAATTACATCCGCTACCACAGCAATCTTCATTAATGCTTCTACTCCTACTACATACGACTCATCTGGCTTTGGGGCGCTTAGTGGCTGGGTTCAAATTGGCGAAGTCACATCCTATGGCACCTTTGGTGGCAAAACAAAAGTTATTACCCACATTCCAGTGGACACTGCCACTGAGGTGAAGCGAGGGGGTTCGCAATCGTTCGGCGCACTTTCGCTGACCCTCGCACGGCACACCGGGTCGGACACAACCGCCCTGAACGCCGCTTTTGCAGATCGTCAACCTCGTGCATTCAAGATTGTTTACCCTTCTGCGCTCGGCGTCGTGGATTACTGCACCGCTATCGTCGCATCGGTAGAAACGAATATTGGTGGTGCGGATAACATCCTCCAGTCGAATGTTTCGATTGAACTGGACAACAGCATTATCACTGTGTAAGTGAATTAAGGGCTTCGGCCCTTTGTTGTGAGAAAGAGTGTCGGTAAAGCGCTCTTTCTTCAGTAGTCTACCAAGATTATTAAAGAAAGAGTATTTGATGCCTAAAGTATTGACAACAGAAGAATTCGCAGCAAAAGCCAAAGAGATTTTTGGAGATAAATACACATACGAGAACTCAAAGTACACGCGAGCAAAAGAGCTTGTGAAGGTAAATTGTAGAGAGCATGGAGAATGGGAAACAACACCTGATACTCTCCTTCGTAAGAAGGCTGGCTGTCCAACTTGCCGTATTGTTACTGCCTCTGAGCGTCTAAGAATGCCTCGTGAAGAATTTATAACTCGTTCAGAAGAGATTCATCCGGGAAGATTCTTGTACGACGAAGTTGTGTACAAGAATAATCGCACGAAAGTTAAGGTGTATTGTAAAGCCCATGAAGAGTATTTCCAAATTACTCCTACGTCGCTTCTGGCTGGATGTGGATGCGAGTTGTGCGGCAGAGAACGGATTATCGCGTCTCATCGAATTTCCAAAGAAGATTTCGTAGAGAGGGCCAAAAACAAACACGGCGATAAATATGTCTATGACGACATTGAGTTTGTAGACTGTAAAACACCAGTTGAAGTGCATTGCACAAGTCATGGTGTTTTTAGCATAACTCCTACTAAACATATTCTCGGATCAGGTTGTAAAAAGTGTTACGAAGAAAAGAGGGGATTCACTTTGCACTTGCGTGCTAAGAGCGAGTTTCTGGAAAAAGCAAAAGTTATAGCCCCACAATATGACTACAGTAAGACAGAATATGTAAGATCAAACAAGAAAGTGGTGGTAACTTGTTTGAAGCACGAAGATTTTGAGATAACCCCATCTGGTATTTTGTCAGGTAAAGGGTGTCCGGCCTGTGCAGCGGAGAGTAGGCCACTAGTTAAACGGCAAAATGCCGCTAAGGCTTTCGTAAGTAGGGCGTTGCTTGTTCCTGAACACCAAGGCAGAGGGTATACCTACACACGTACTGTTTATACAGGGACTTTCGACAAGCTTATTGTCACTTGCCCTATCCATGAAGACTTTGAAGTTACTCCGAATAATCATCTCCGAGGTCGGGGATGTCCAGACTGTCAGTCTAACGGCTACAGGCGCAGCAAGCCCGGAATTCTATATGTGTTAGCAGATGGAGAAATTACAAAAGTAGGCATAACTAATTACGATGCACTGGACAGGGCCAAATCCGTGTCGAAGGATTCTGGCAGAAAATTTGACGTTTTGTATCAGAACTATCAGCAAGATGGGAGAATACCCTGCAACGTTGAGACAATTCTGCTTCGCGAGCTTCGTAAACAGTATAAGCAACCTAAAGAAAGATTCGAAGGATATACCGAATGCTTTTTCCACGTAAACCAAGCAGCCCTCCTAAACCGAATTGAATCACTAATCAGCGAGCAGAATAGCTTGCATAATCAAGACTCGCAAGAGTCAACTCTACCAAAGGAAATAGAAAATGTTTAAAATTGAAGAACTGGCACTGGCAGATACCACCGAGATGCAACTGAAACATCCTGTCACGGATGAAGTGCTCTACGCAGATAAGGAAGAAACTCAGCCTGTTACTTTCACTCTCTACGGCTCTAGCTCGAAGCAGTATCGCAAGGCTGTAGACGCCCTTATGCGCAAAGCGCACCAACGCGGCAAACGCGAGGCAACTCCAGCAGAACGCCGTGAAGATTCGCGTGCATTCCTTGTTGCCCTGTCGGTTAAGATTGACAACATGGAATACAAGGGCGAACCTGTGAACACTCCTGAAGCATTCGATGCACTTTATAGTGATGATTCTCTTGGCTGGATTCTGGAGCAAGTCAACGCTGCGATTGGGAGTGTTGAAGGTTTTTTGAAGTAATAGAGGAGCAGCTTATCTTATGGGCTAAGCAGACAGCATGGCTGGGGGCTACTCCTGATAAGCAAACTTGCTCTAGGTTAGAGGCCATCCAAAAGGGTGTGCCTCAGCTTAGAGAAAAAGTAGATTCAGATTTACCTGAAGACAATACAAGCAGCACAACAATAGCCCCTTTAGAGGTAAATTTGCCAGAAATCCATCCGGCTTATGAGTCCTTGAAGGGGCTATTTTCGCTTTCTGGACAAGGGACAAGTACCGGATATGGTTTGGCAAGTTTGGGCTGGGCGGAGTTGCGTGCGTTCAGACTAGAAAATGGATTAAACCTCACCCTATTCGAGCGACAAATGCTCAAAAAGATGTCCGAAGCCTACTGCGCTGAAGCATCTCGTGCAACGGACCCGAAACGTCCTGCACCATACGCACCACAAAAAGAAGATGAAGAAGTAGACAAGATTGCATTGGCGATGAAGATGCGCGATGCGTTAAACGCCTTTCGTAAAAGAGAGAATTAAATATGGCACTAGAGGCAAGCTCACTACAAGTCGTAGTTTCCGGGTCGGGAATCGAGGCGACAACTAAACAACTTAACGACCTCGCTGCGGCTGGTGAGAAGGCAGAAAAGAGTACAACCAAGCTTGCCAGTACGTCCACCGACTCATCTAAGCGGCAGGTTGACGCTGCTACAAGGGCTCTTGAAGCGGCTACGAAACTATATGAAGGTCAAACCTCCGCTGCTGCTCGTGCTGCACAGACAATGAACAGCGCAAACGCCCAAGTGGCAATGAGCACTAATGGTGCATCCTCTGCTGCAGAAGCGTTTGTCGAAAAGCTGAAACGTCAAGCAGATATTGTTGGTTTGACAACCAAACAAATCAGGGAGTATAACGCTGAAGTAATGAAGCAACAGGCGGAACAATATGGCGTTACTCAGAAAGTTGAAGGCTACATCAACACGATCAAAAACGCTAAAGGCCCGCATGAGTCGTTCAATCTGCTCACAGCAGGTTCTGCGCGAGAGTTGATGGTGCTAGGTCACGAGCTTAGCCAAGGGCAATTTCAACGCTTTGGCGGCTCTCTGATTGTGCTTGCTGAACGTATTAACTTCCTCCCAAGCCTACTTGAGAAAGCTGCTTCTGCGGCTGCTTCGCTTGGCATGGGTCTTGGACTGTTCGTTACGACAATTGCTGCTGCTGTAGCAGGTGTAGCCATCTTCATCACTGCAATCGCAAAAGGTGCAGCAGAGCAGCGTGCATTCAACAACGCGCTCGTCCTCACTGGTAATTTTGCAGGAACCACTGGCGATAGCCTCAACCAAATGGCCCACAGTATTACTGAAGCTGGGGGCAGTCTGCGCGATGCTAAGCATACAATTCAGGAGTTGGCTGCAAGCGGCAAGTTCACTGCCGATCAAATCTACTTTATTGCAGATGCAATTGTAGCGGTTGAGCATGTCACTGGCAAGTCTGGTGACAAGATGGTGAAGGAATTCGAGCAGATTGCGACGATGGCTGTGACATCTACTAAGCGTTCTACAGATGTCATCTCTCAGCATATTCTGCGACTGAACGATCAGTACCACTTCCTCACTGCTGCACAGTTTGAGAACATTTCCATGCTTGAAAAAGAGGGGAAAGCTCAGGAGGCTGCAAACGAAGCTGAGAAGGCTTATGCCGATGCTCTTAAGGCTCGTGCGGAGGAAATTAAGGGCAATCTCGGAACAATCCAAAGTGCTTGGATGCATGTCAAAGAAGTAGCTGGTGAGGCTTGGGATGCAATGCTTGGCATCGGAAAGAAGACCACTCCACAAGACATGATCGACAAGTATAAATCCATGCTTGAACACATGGATGCTCAGCCCGGTTGGATTTCTGGAAAGGACCAAGGCGGCAACATGCAGAAGAGTTTTGATGAATCGCGTATGCGGATTGTTCAAGCTCTCACTGCCGCTGTTATTGAGAAGAACAACGCAGATGCCAAGGCAATTCAACAAGGTAAGGATCAACAAGACCAAGCAGCTGGAACGCACGCTATTGCTCGCACCATCGCTGTTGAGCGTCAAGTGTCAAAACAATCTGCGTTGGAATTGGCACTAGCAGAAGAGAAAGTAAATAACGAACTCGCCAAGAGGGCTATTGCGCTTGACAAGGCATCAGGCGACTGGAAGAGGGTTCAAGCTGCTGAAAAAGCCGAAGCGCTTTATACAGATGAGGCCATTGCTAAACGCAATAAAGACATCACTGACTACTACAGCAAGAAACAACCAAAACCTAAATCGGATGGTCTGTCTGGACTGGATGAGCAGGTTGCTAGAATCAATTCTGAGTTTGAAATCCAGAAGCGTGCGATGGATAATGAGCTCAAACTGGTTGAGCATTTGCATGACAGCAAGATCATGAATGATTCTGACTACTTGCTTCTCAAGAAAGCCTTGCTCGATGCCGAGGACAAAGTAACAGAAGACGCTCTGAACAAGCAAATCACTGCTATTGACAACTTCCATAGCAAAGACGTTAAGCTGATGGAAAACGCAGGGACTAAGAAGGCAAACCTCATCAAGGCGCTAACCATTCTGCGTGAAGGGGTCGGTCTTAAGCAGACCGAAACGGACTTTGCCCCAATGGCAGCAGACGCAAAAGCGCAAGCTGCTGCTGACGAGGCATCGCGTAGAACCCTTGAAACCATCAACAAGGAAACACTAGCTGTCAAGGCTAAGATTGACGCTTACAATAATCTGCCTGAAGCAGTTAGGAATACAATCACTTCTGAAAAGCAGATGCAGGAAGCGATTGAGTTGGCTAAGGCTGACCAGATTCAGTCGAGAATTAATGCCCTTAAGTTTGTTGGTTCTCCAGAAGAAATTCAGAGGCTGACAAATGAAAAGGAAGCTGTACTGGCAAATGCCGAAGCCAAGAAGCAGTGGGAAGCTGTTCAAAAGCGAATTAGCCAAATTGCAAATGAACCAGCAGCAATGAAAGCCAACGCTGCTGAACAAGTGAAACTGTGGAAAGACGCTGGCAACGAGATTCAGAAAGCGCTTACACAAGCTTTTGGTGAATCTGGTAAAGCTGCTGGTGAAATGTTTAAAG